CTTGTCAAAAGCGAGATAATTCTTCGTGTTATTTTTGATTTCTTTAGCGGCTGCTATACCGCTCATTTTGCCAAAAACCAACTTCAACTCTCCTTTCTTTGTTGCGATGTTGACTTGTGACATTTTGTTTTGACAATGTAGCTCCAGATGACCACCAGTTCGGCACCTTTCATCACCACATTCGATATACCTTAAGCACGGGTTATCAGCCCGCACCGACATGCGCTTGTATGTTGCTGTCAGGCATGGTAGTTGTGACTAGCACGATTTTCCTACCACCCAGCTCATACGGGGGAAGCGTCACCGTTGGGTTTTTGTCCCCAGAACCGGCCCTTCACCTAATTAAAGGCTTCCCACCCCGTTTAGCGTTTGTTCTAATGCCCTTTTGCATCAAGCAAATGGACGGTGGAACTAGACATGTCTCGCCAGCTGCTCTCGTCACCTCTAGGGTCGACACGAGTTTACAGGACTAACCATTGTTACTGGATCTACTCACCCTAAGGCTTTAAACCCCCACTAACAACCCAGGTACCCACACATAAAGAGTGATGCAGGTGGTTTTTGGACCGGACGCATTAGCATTTGCGCACCCTCCCTGGAAAATGATGAATGACAGGCAAAATATCAAATTTGGCGGACACTTCTCAAAAGTGTTTCGGCTAGCTAGCCTCCTCAGCGCCAGTCTTAAAATCTAAATAAAATAAGAAATGTAACTGAAATAAAGCAAACCAACTGAAATTTTGGCACATATTTGTCCTCTTACAGAGCCATCATTGAGGGGTTTCTTGCAACCAAGGGGAACATCGCTAGAGCACGTCATAGCAATTAGACCAAAATGCCCCGACTTCACCAGGAAGTTTCGCCTTACCTCTTCAGGGGGTTCAAAAGGTGAAGTATGGCTCTTAAGCTCGGTTAGTAGCATAAGAACCAAAAATGTTGAAATTAGGATGTGTGAAGAAACGGTCATCTATGTCAAAAGAAAGATTATGCTCTTTGCAATGATCATGGAATGCCATAAGTACTTCATTCATGCTCTCATTAAGATTTTCATCTTCATGAATAGCACGAAGATTACCATCTTCTTCACGCACATGAACAATGACATCTTGGAAGAGATCCCCATAATACTCAAACTCAGCCAGAAAGGCTGAGAATGCGTTCATGAGGGCTGACATGGTATAAAGATCAAACCAATCAGCAGCCACTGCAAATCTAAAATAGCGCCAAACTTGACCATCTAAAGAATCAACAAGATTCAAGGCGATTTTGTTTTGCAATTCAGAAATTTGTGTATTCAGAGTCTCAACAGCACCAGAATATTGAGAACGAAGATTTTGTTTCTCTTCAATCTCGTCTTGGTATTGTGGGACTCTGTCTAACCCAACTCGAGTTTGAGCATGTATGTAACTGGTAGCGACCAGCACATCCGCCTCAGCCTCTTTTGGAGTACGCTGAAATAACGGACCACCTTCAGCATCCTCTCTCACGTGCAATTTGAGAGGAACACCTTGAAAGTCGTCTAAAAGTGCAACAGAAACAAAATTGTAAACGTCAGATAAAAGAGACCAACCGCCACGAGCTACAACATAATTGTCAGCTGTAGCAGGTACTAGGTCACTTATCCAATCAATTACTTTAGTGCCGACCTTTATAGCCCCAACTTGTACAGGGCTAGGGTTTGCAGAATGAGATAAAGAAAAAGCCCTGGCGTATGAGAACACTTTATCTTCTGCAATTTTAAGGTCAAGCGCAAATTTAGAAAAATTTTGATCACCACCAACTAAACTTCTAACCTCATTAGGGTAGACTAAGTTGATGTGGTCAAACGACACACCAGATGAAATAAGGCTTGCAAAAGTTTCTTTAAAAGAAAAGGGAACTTTATCACGCAAGCCAAAAATTTTATACAAAATAAATCGGCCATTGTTAGTTCGTCCAGTCCTGCCACGTCTTTGTGTTAGCAAAGATTTAGGTGCTCTGGAGTAAACAGGCCCTATTTTACCAGAAATATCTCGCACTTCTAGTAGAGTGTCGGTGGTGAAAACATGATCGACATTTGGTAATGTCACACCAACATCACAAACAGAAGTAGTGACAACAATAGACCAACGATCAGGGAGGTCAGTGTGCCCAGACCACATGCCAATGACTGGTCCGGAAGGGCCAGGCTTGAGAGTGGCCGTGAGCACTTCAACCTCTTTTATAGTGTTGACAAACACTAATGATTTGGCCCAAGGGTTAGCATTCGCAAGATAATGCGAAACAAACCCTTTGTAAATCTGAAATTGTTCAACATAAGATGATGTCTTATCTTCCAAATTAGACAAAACCCTCAGAGATGAATATGAATTTGACGATTGAATAAGATTCAAAGCGTCGATTTGCTCAATGCTCCACAGATTAGGTACAGATAATTGTGTCAATCTATGTGGAGTTTCTTGGGGTGTTGCAGAGGTCAAAATAAGATGAACCTTCTTTTGCTCTAAATATGCAAGAGCGAAAGAATGTAATGGTTCATCAACATGACACTCATCTACAATAAATAAAGTATTTTGCTGGAAAAATTCAGGGTGCAAGAAAATTTCCATTGGTGTACAATAAACAACACGAGCTTGCTTATCATAAGCTTCACCTTGCGTCAACAAAGTGACATCCATTCCAAAAGCTTTCTGCATGTAGGGAACAACCCCTTTCACAATGGAAGCTCTGGGTTCAATAACAACTATTTTGCTAAATTGTTGGAACTTTTTAGCAATTAGGTTGATCATGACAGTTGTTTTCCCTGTGCCAGTTGAAGCTTGAATGACAACTGGGTGGTCATGGTCAATATCCTTGACTGCCGCTAAAACCGAAACAAAATTCGGTGGGGTCAAAGACCAAATTTTGTTGAGCCCAAAGGCAAAAATCTGGTCAGCCAAAGAACCTAAAGAGAAATCACAAAAACTCCTATAACCAGGTATCTTTGTGTAATCAGGTAAAGGTACATCGGGAATGGCACCTAAACAAGCAACTAAAAGAATATTCCAAAAAGGAATATCTACTCTGCGGACTGATAAATCCAAGTAACCAAAAAGCACAGCTTTAAGGTCACAAAGTTTCTTATCAAACCCACTAATATAAAGAGAGAAATATGAACCTCTATCTTTCCGAAGGGCCATGTACAGCCAGTGTTTGAAAAGCTTGCTAGTTGCAAACCTTTTATCACCAGCAGTAACAAGCTCAACTTCATTAGAAATCCAATCGTAAGGAGACTTTTGAACAATTGTCGATAAATGCCGTGCAGTATGTGCACTGTTGGCATGACTCAACATGGCAAAAGGCCACTCTGAAAACTTCCTAAATGGTCTTTGAATGAAATTGGTAAATGTTGAATTGTAGACGTCAGGATTAAAAACATCGACAATTCGGGATAAGAAATTTGTTAAATGGTCAAAGATTGACATCTCTCCAAATAACACAAGCCCGTCTTTAAAATTTTCATCCGTCACACGATCACTGTGCAAGTGAGTGAAATCAGAAGATGGGTTATACCAATTAGTTAAGACAGCTTGATAAGAAGGGATGCGCACGTTAAACCGTGAGTCTTCTTTCTTAGCTAATGCTGTCTTGCGCAAAATAATGGCAACAAGAGAATCATAAATGTCTCTATGGCCGGCACACAATTCCAAATAAGAAATAAGTCTAGTGGTGGCATATGTTGCCCGCCTACTTGTCAGAGGGGTTTTGATTTTCCCAACAAGTTTTTCTCGATTGTGGTAGACGACCCATTCAGGTACATCTAAACTAAACTCCTCAAACTCTGAAATATCTTTTGCGGTCGGGCGCCTAGCGAATTTAGACAAAAACTCAATCTTCTCTAAATCACCAGTTGCTTCTTCTCTCAATTCTACACCCCATCTAGCCATAGCTTGTTGAACGGCTTTAAAATTCCACGAAGGAGGGGCGTCTTTTTGCCAAGAAATCATATTGTCATCACCATATAAGGATAAAGCATTAAAATGCTTAAATTCTTTTGATGATAGACCAGTTATCTCTCTAAATGCAGCTAGGAAGAGAGTTCCCATGCCCATAGTGTTAGTAAGTGACGTAGAAGAGTGACCGGTTGAGGCACCAGTACCCTTATTAAACACATTACCTGAACTGGTCAGAGCCAATAAACCATTTTCAACTTGGAACCTATTGTGGTCAATAAGCTCACAAATACGATTGTGGTTTTTATGATTTTCATACCCTTTCTTAAACAAGGCAGCGATGTTATCCATCACAGGACCCGAAAGAGTAGAATCAAAAGCAGAGCAATCAGCAGCATAATGGATGTCACGTTTAGCATGTTCACTAAACACTTTACCCATGGCCCACCCATTGAGTGGCATACCAAGCTTAGAAGGCGTGGTCTGCCATCTAAAATTGTGAGCTGGGAAGCTATCCCAAATTGTGGCTGAAATATATTGAGTGATAGGGCTGCCTATGACAGTCCTAACCTTGTCAAAGCTCCACTTCTTTTGGGGAAGAGCCTCTCTTTTAACTGAAACAGGGTTGAGTGGCACAAGGCTTGGTGCAATCTTAAAAGTTTGCCACCAAAGCTTTTTGAACTCACTCATACCAATTGATTGAATGAACTCCCTCCTAGACAATTTCCGCTCACGACCAAATGGGCCTTTAACTTTAGCCCACGCAGCAAGCCCATACTTCTTTTGCCATTTTTGGATGATCCTATTGAAAGGAGTCAAACGAGAATTTTCAAAAATTTCCCCAAAAACATCCCATGCATCAGCAAGTTGAATGGATGAAAACTGGTATTCAGGGCGGAAGAAATAGCGAGCTGTAGTATTGAGCTCATTCTTGAAAGAGGCATATGATTCAGTCCGTTTATAAACTAAATTATTGTCTGCCTCAAATGTTTCAAGATCAGCATCAATGTGACATTGCAACTGATGAATGCCTTGGTTAAAATCAATTTTAGTGACAAACCAATCAGCAAAATCACCAGTGTACTTGATGTCAGGTAACACTGAAACATTAACAGGCCAACCAAGAGCAGCTAATTTATCGAAAGTCTCTTGCAAGCTTTCTTTCGAAAAATCAGTGTTAAATGATCGAATGTATTCAGGCAATGATATATCTGAAATAACAAGTTGCAAAGATAACCAAGTTTGGTTAAATCGCGCTTGTAACTTTTGTTGCCTCTTGATCATTGATTGAGAACCTTGATTTCTTTCAAGAAGCAGAGAGAAAAATTGGTAATATAAAATAATTTTCACAAATACAAAAATCATGAAAGTTTTAACAAACTGATAAACTTTAACCCAAAACCAGGGATTAAGCAATCTCGTAACAATCATGATAGGGTATTTGAAAAGAATTTTATGGTACATGTTCATCCAGACAATTAAATATGGTAGAGGAGCAACTAGAGACAAAGTCATTCCAATAAACCATAACTTTAAACAAGACCATAAAACTGAAATTGCAGCCTTGCCAATTTTAAGGAAGACCAATGCCACATATAGCATACTAAATGGCACGGCCCAGCAAGACAAGTAAACAATTGTTGAAATATCTAGACGACATAAAATAACACACCGAGCTAACAAGAAAGCCAATTCAACAAAAGGCTCTTGCCTGCTCACAAGGTCATCATCCCAAGCAGAAATAGGCTCAGAAATGAGCAAGTTCTTCCTCATGAACTCTTCCGAGAAACCCTCAAGTTGCAGGGATTCAAGTACATGTTGCTCAAAGTTAATTTCAGAGGAAGGCGGTTTGATAACCAGATCAGGCACATATTTAACAGCGCTAAGTTTCTTGAAAACCCAGCTTGTGAAAGGCCTGATAAAAGTCGAAATAAGACGAGCAATAGGATCAAGCATTCCATGAGTTAAAGCAAACCGAGCATCTTCAGCTCCTCGTGAGTCTGCTGACAAGTCATAAAATGTTGAAAAATATGGCGCATACAAAAGATAGACAGCATTCTCAACAGTGCCCGCATCTGCATGCCACAAAATAGCCATAAGACGAAAACCATTGTAAAGAACAAACTGCATAACTACAAAAAGCGAAACATTAAAATAAATCCCAAAGAAAAGGTAAGTCCAAGTAAGAACTCCTAACCAAGGGAAATAAAAATTAATGAATCCAAATGTTACAACGCACACCACCATGCAACTCCATCCGAAGAAGAAAGCGGCACGATATGCAATGCTTTGTAACAGAGGTATAGGAGCTACAACCTCAACTAAATCATAGGGGAAAGCCCCAGGTATATTATAATCAACAAGATCAAGAGAAGACATCTGCTTATTTAACGGATCGTGCAGTAAACCGGGTACAATACCAAGCGCAATTGATTTATACTCTGATGATTTAGAGTAGCTGGAGTTTCAAT